CCCTTAACCTCAAGGTTCCTGCCATAGCCTATTGTCAAATATCCAGCAGGACACCTGTAAGGATACTTTCTATATCCTTCAAATCTTCTTAATCTTTCTTTAACTTTTTCAATATCCATGCTTTTGCTCTATTTTTCTTACAAAATTATCAATATCTCTTAAATTTTTTATACATGACTCAAGTAACTCCTTGTTAACACCACTACATTTACTGAGTTTTTCAAGACAGTAAATTGGAACTGATATTTTGTTAATCAAGAAATCAGTAAGCCACATGACCTGTTCACTTGTCCATTCTGGTTGCCACTCGTAATGTGGTTTAAACCTGTTCAAATTTACTTTTCCTTAATATCGCTAATATACTTATTTATTGACCTTATAGCAATAATTCCACTTAATAAACTTGCCATTACTCCTATCCATGCCCATATTTTTGTGCTTTCAAGCTCCTTTATCTTTTCAGTTATCTTTGAAATCTGTCCATATTCAGTCATCTGCACACCTCCTGAGCAGTTATAATCCAAATCCTTAACTTTTCAGTATCCTCAACAGTCATTGCCCTACACTTATGTTCTTTACCATTAACAATACAGTTAAACTCAGGACTCCATCCATACTCAAGGATTAGGTCTGGTAATCTTCCAGTCTGCCTTTTCATTAAGCACCCTGAAACCAGTATCACCAGAACTAACCCTATGATAAAGGTTTTCAATAACCCTGTCAAAATACTCATAGGCAAACTTTTTGCCATCTGCATAGCCCTTCCTGTATCCATATAGCTTTGCAAGCCATAAGGATACTAAATACACAGCCAGAATAATAATAACCAACCAGAATGTCATTTATAGTGTCGTTTGCTCCATCCTCTTTATTTCAGGTTCAAATTCTTCCTTTATCTTTTCAATATGAACCTTAATCACCTCTAAATTTTTTGTGCACGACTTTAGCAGTTCCTTATCAAATCCTTCACATTTACTTAACTGCTTAGCCAACCGCTCAAGGCAATAAATTGTAGGTGCTATATCGCTGATTATGAAATCAGCAAGCCATATAGCTTCTACTGAATGTTTTAATGATGGAAACCGTGTTCTCATTTTTACATCTCCTATTTCTTGAGACTGCTTACAGCATCAACTGCACCCTGACCTATTATGTAAGCTATCACAATCTCAACAACACTCTTTATAGCGTCAGAAGGTAGATTAAGTCCAAGACCATCATTAAGTATCACCAGAAGACCTGTTACAACAGCCATCCAGAATTTTCTTGACTTAATTTTTTCAGTCATTTTTCTTCACCTCCTTTTTATATTTTGTTTTATAATCAGGCAATTTATGATTATCGCATCCAACTTCTGTCCAGGGACACTTATCAGGGACCAGGGAGAAAGGACAGTTCTTACTTATATTAACCTTTTCTGAAAACCAAGGACATTCTTTCATATTAGTCCTCCTTTCTATTTACTTTTCATTGGCTGAACATTTCTATTTTTGCCATTAATATAAGCTTCTGTATATTTGGACAGTATCTTTAGTGTTCTGGTAAGTTCTGCTCTAAATTCCTCTACTGTTGTATTTTCTTCAGATTCAATACCTTTTTTTAAGATTTTCCTTTTTATATTATTAAAACATCCCATCGTCTTAATCCTCCTTTTTCCTTCTTCTTTCAGTCCTGCCATCCCATGGCTCATAATAAGCCCTTATATCATCTATTATATCAAAAAGCTTGTCAATTTTCTCACATATCATGTCAAACCTCTTTTCAAACTGACTGAACTCCTGCCTTGTAACAGCAGAATTCTCCAGCTTTGTTATACGATTATTAAGTATAACAATAGCTGTGCTTAGTCCTGCTACTATTATTGAACCTATGCCGAGTATTAAGTCCATCAGACCTTTCCCTTAGTTACCAGCCAATCATAGACCTTTTTTGCTATCCAGTCATAAGCGTTCATACCCACTTCATTTTGCTCTACCTTCAGTTGAGCTATCTCAATGAATTCATTTCCTGTTACAACTATTGTCTTTGATGACTGGTATGGCACAAAATTCCCACTGTCCATTTTACCAAATTGTAGGACAATCATAATGGACATGGCCCTGACATTGATGTCTATCTCTATAACTTTTACCGCATCAGCCTGAGCTATTGGGATGTCAGCATCAACAGGAAAATCAGGAACCTGTCTTGGAGTTATCTGTATTGGCATCTTTAACCTCCTTTATCTCTGAGTTTTCTATTGCCTTTTTCAAGGCATAGAATTTCTCAATCTGTGCCATTGGCACATTAATTACCTGAAAAATCTGAAGTAAAAGCTCTCTTTGTTCTTCTGAATCAAGTATCATATAGACCTCCTATGCTAAAGTTAATGCTACACTTCTTACTACACCATCTGAACCCTTTGCTTTAATAGTAAGAGTTGTGTTACTTGTAAGTTCAAATACCACATCGCCATTATTCGCTGGGGTAACTGCACTACCAGGGGCAAAACCGAATGTGCCATTGACATGACATGCATACTGAGGAGAACTTGTCTTAATACCTGTATTACCAGCTACTATTAACCCATCAGTTGGTGCTGATTTATTGTGATAAGGGTCACCAATTGAAACATTACCTCTTACATTAAACATGCTACCAAATACTGGTCCAGGATAAAGGTCTCCAACTATAATCTTACCAACCGAATTACATGAAAATCTATATTGACCAGCAGTTGAATCATAAATTGAAAATCCTCCAGGTAAATAAGCAGAACCAGCACCAGACATAAAAGTAAAAGTCCTTCCATTTGGTTGAGCAGTTGCATCAAGATTAAATGCAGTTCCATAAGCTCCAGAAGATGTCCCTTTAATATAAAGGGGACCCAGTGCGGACGCATCCATATCACCAGAAACAACCAGGGGGTAGGAAGGTGACGATGTCCTAATTCCAAGTCTTTTATTTGCATTGTCCCAGAATAAATTTGAATCCTGTGATATTACACCACCACTACCAGCAAACAGGACATTACCAGCAGTTAGCCCAGAAAGGGTTAATCCTACAAAGGTAGGACTTGCACCTGTATGTATATTCTGAGGAGTTGAAAATGTTATCGCACCATCAGAATAACTGACATTAACCTGATTGGCAGTCCCCTGAATAGTTTTATATTCCATTGACAATCCATCACCACTAACACCGAGAACCTGATTGGCAGACCCTCTATTTAGCCACTGAACTGTTATATTACCATTTGCATCAGCCCTGAGGACTTTGTTTGGTGCTGGAGTAACAGATACTTCAGAGAGATTTAATTTATTTGAAAGTTCATTCCAGAGGTCTGTTTGGTCAGGCAAATTACCAGTAATGCTACCCCATGTAGCTCCACCACCACCGCCTCCACTGCCTTTTATGCCAAAAAACTGTATCATATCTCAATAACTCCAATTAACTGTGAACCAGAACTTACAATACCATATACAGGTCCAGTATAACCATCAAAAGATACACCAAGTCCACCAAGTAAAGGGAATCCATTAAGACCTGCAGAGTCTGAAAAACCTATATATACAGTTGCGGTTCCTGCATTGAATATCGCAATATCAAGACGATTCTCATTAGCAGGTGCAATAAGTGTAGGTGATGTAGTAACAATCACCTGATACATATTGCCCTTTTTTCTTGCAGGCTTTACAGCTATCCAATTATAACTTTGCCTTAATCCACTCATAGGCTCTTACAAAAATGTTTTTGCCTTCTTCCTCTTGCTGTGTTTCAATACCGCTTCGTCTGATTAATGTATGATGTATCACTGTTATAGTGTCTTTGTCAACAATAACTACCATAAAACTTCCAGCAGTTGAAGGAGATTTAGTATATGTAAATGGAAGATTTGAAGGGTTAAACCATATGTTAGATATTTCAGTAACATACTGTGGCACTGTAAACTTATCATTTCCTTTTATAAGGGTGCATTCTTTTATTGTAATAATGTCGTTGTTAATCACGACCTCTGGTTTAAATTCGAATAAAGTATTTTTTATGTCCTTATAAACAACCTTCATATTAATCCCTAAAACTTGCAATTTGCACAGTTACAGCTGGTGTAGTTCCACCAGTAACAGACACAACATTTCCTCTGTAATACATAACACCCTTATCTACAACATGTCTCATCTCTGAAGTTGTAGTGGTTGAACTGTCAAGGGTAAACCAGTTAGTTCCATCAAGTGAACCCTGAAGGTCAACCTGAGCTGAAGTTGGTGAACCTGTCCATATAACAGTCCATGTATGTTTGGTCATTGGATGAGTTGAGATATTTATTGAAGTGCATGGACCCACTGCACCAACATTATTACAGGATACACTATTCCAGAATACTCTTTCCAAATCCCATGTAGAGCCATTGTAATGAAGTCCATAAGAACCAACATTAAGTGCATTTGTGGGATTGGCTTTAGCATCATTTAAGGTATTTGATACATTAAGTCCTCTAATATCAACATAAGCACCAGATGTCTGATTTCCTCTCCACCTATCCCATGTAGTGCCATTGTAAATCATTTCAAATGAACCAACATTAAGTGCATTTGTTGGATTTGTGTAAGAATCTGAAAGAGTATTACTTACTGTAACATTCTTAAGATTTGTCCATATTCCATAAGTTGTATCGCCACGCATGAGTTTAAGATTGGTTCCGTCATATATGAAAGTTCCAGAAGATATGACACCTTGTGAAGGATTATCACCTCTTGTAGCATCACGGACTGGGACATATTTGTATGTAGCCTTTTCAACTGCAATATTTACAATCTGGGTGACCTGACTGTAAATACTATCACTATAATACCCAATGAGGAGAAGAAATATCATGAGAACCAATGTAAATACTTTTTTCATAAGACCTCCTTTCTTAATTTTAAATTACTTTAATATCAAATGGAAATATCTCAAAATTAGTTGAAGGTATTTTAAAAATCCATTTTCTTCTAAAATTACCATTTAAATCAAATACTTGAATTCTATGATTAACAGTATCAGCAACATATACTTCATTATCATAGACAGAAATCCCTCTTGGACTACTAAGCTGTCCATCTCCTGAACCATAACTACCCCATTTTCTTTTAAAATTACCATTTAAATCAAATACTTGAATTCTATGATTACCAGTATCAGAAACATATACTTCATTATTGTAGACACTGATACCAACAGGATAATTAAACTGTCCATCTCCTGAACCATAACTACCCCATTTTCTTTTAAAATTACCATCTAAGCCAAATACTTGAATTCTGCTCCAAGAAGAATCAGTAACATATACTTCATTATCATAAACATCAATACCATTAGGATAATTAAACTGTCCATTGCCAGGACCATAAATACCCCATCTTCCTCTAAAATTACCATTTAAATCAAATACTTGAATTCTATGATTATAATCATCGGCAACATATACTTCACTATTGTAGACAGAAATCCCTCTTGGATAATTAAACTGTCCATCTCCTGAACCATAACTACCCCATTTTCTTTTAAAATTACCATCTAAATCAAATACTTGAATTCTATGATTACCAGTATCAGAAACATATACTTCATTATTGTAAATATCAATACCACTGGCAGCCACATAAGGAGGTCCACTTCCACCAAACTGTCCGTCTTCTGAACCAGGACTACCCCATCCTCTTGCAAAATTACCATTTAAATCAAATACATAAACTGCAACATCATCAAAACCAGCAACAAATACTCTTTCTTCTATTATTCTACTTGTAGATGAAATACTACTTATAGGTAAAAAAGGTTCAAATTTCATCATTATTATTCTTCTAAAATTTTCCCAGCTTCTTTTTATCTGTCCCATAACAAGTTTTTACAATACGAATATTTTTATCGGTATAGGTGTATAAGCTACCGCATAAATTGAGACATCATAAACAGGAAATATCAACCTGTCCTGTCCTTCAAATAATGGAAGACCTGTTTCAGGTGTAACAAGACTGTCACCAAGGAATATTACACGAGATACACCTGATGGTGCACCAGCCATACCACCTTTAAGTGATGCTGAAAGTGTGCAGGTCATTGAACCAGAGCCTTCCCACCTTAAAGCTATATCTGTAACAATACCAATCTGACCAACAGTTGAATAATAGGTTCCTGTCTGGCTCAGACTGAATATCACCTGAACATCAGCCCATTTACCTGTTATAGGGTCTTTTGTCTGAAGATATACATCCCAGCTACCTGATATTGCGGTTACATCTGCATAAAAGTTGGCATTCAGAAAGTTGGCAACACCAAGGGGATTCGCCTGAGTATTACCGCTTGCGGTTATTGTTCCAGAAAACAACTGATACGAACTTGTTATACCAACTGATAGTTCTGGATTGACAACAAGATATGGAAACTCATGAGGTGGCTTTATTATAAGTGTAGGAGTTGTCTGAACTGTAATTGTTGAACACCTGAGTGGTCTTGTAAGGAATAAAACATCAGTAAAATACTGTTTAAGTAGCTCAGTCTGCTTTGATATTAGTTTTTCAGGCTCTTTACGGACAGTCTCTGCTACCTTGCCAGCATGCTCTGAATAGGCTACCCTGTCAAGGTATCTTTTTACTTCGTATATATTAGGCATAATTCACCTCATACTTTCTTGATTTTGTATCCGATAAGAATTACCTGAATGTTATTTGTTCCACTGTATAAATTATTTACAGTCATCTTTATATTTGTTCCACCCTTGAATATATACGGAATTGGAAGATAAAAAGGCTCCCTTCCATAACCTGCTATGGATGAACCATATACATTACCCTCAAAGAAGTCTTCATTAACAAATCCATCCCTTAACTGCATTGTAAATGAGTCATAGTCATATCTTGCATTAAGTATCTCCCACTGGAAGTCAAATTCCTTTGATATTGACTTTGTAACTGAAAGTGTCTGTCCAGCACCAAGACTGAAATCAAAAGGTAGAACATATAACCTTTCAAATCTGTATCTTGCCTCTGGCAGTCTTGATGGTGTGAACTGTTTACCATGTAGGTCTTTGTATCCTATGAGAACAATCTGAAGATTGTTTATTGTAGCTCCACCGGTATTGACAACTTTTACTTCAATAGTTTCAGTCTTCCTGAATATAAATGGCTTTGGACACACAAATGTCTGGAATCCATCACCAGTTATACTATCTGCTATAACATCATCAGTAAATATTGACTCACCAGTAAATGAATTTGTTATGTTTATCTTTGCCTGACCAGTATCCTGATACCTGTTTATACCAACAAGAACAAAGTGCCAGCCAAGTGAAAGAGTATATTTCTTTATTGACTGTCCACCTACTGGTATATTTGTAAAATCAAACGGTATTACTTTAAAAGACTGTCCTTCTGTTACAAACAGGTCATAAGGGTATCTTGCCATTTTAAACCTCCTTTTAAGGGGATTTCATCCCCTTAACAACCCCTAAGGGGTTAGTCTCTTCCAAATATTGACCATGCTATAAGTGCTATGCCACCTGCAAGCAATAAGTTAAAAAATGTCTTACCGAGAAATCCAGCCTGAACTGGCTGAACTGGAGCTTCAACTGTTGGTTTGGTTTCAACAACTGGTTTTGTAACAGTAACTGGTTTAGCACCAAGTATAGATGACTTTATACTTTCAACACTTCCAGAACCATATATTTTGTTAACTTCATTTTCAAGTGAACTCCATGTGTTAGCTCCAACAATACCATCAACACTTAAACCACGAGACTTTTGAAAAAACTTTACAGCTTCAAGGGTTTTACTACCAAATATACCATCAACATTGATTGTTATTCCAGCAGGCGAAAGTGTAGCATTAAGATATGTCTGTAATAGTTCAACACACTTACCTTTTGAGCCATATCTTAATGTCCCACATTCTGAATATCCTTCAAAAACTATCATTGTTTTACCTCTGTTAAACGGTCTGTTATAGTTTTAACAATATCAGTGACTCCAACAGCAAATAATGACATTACAATTATATTTGTAAGTCTGAAATCTATGAGCAAAATAACAATAAGAGAATACCAGAAACTTAAACATATTGCACAGTTAAAAGGCTTAAAGTTAAGTTTACCACCACGCAATACATTAACAGCATGGTAAAAGCCATACGCTGAAATTCCAAGAACAATAAGCCACCATATATTCAGCATTTACATTCACCCCTATACTTTTCAACTACATATCCCATGCCATATTTGTAAACTATATAGTATTCATCAGAGTATCTGTCTTTGTATATGAACTTTCCATCTACAGTCTTATAATGGTATGTCGTATCTGGCATTGATTTTCTGGTATCATACACAAGCTTTTTCCATATTAACTCCGCCAT